AGTCCCGTCCTCGTTCTGCCCTACACCGACCGGCCCATAGATCGCGGTAAAGGCTGCGAAGAACCGATCCACGTCCGCCTGCGCGAGTGTCGCAGCGCTGGAGTGGACGACCGCGCCCTTGTCGTCGATCTGCTGGAGTTTGAGTTCGGCCATTGTGGCCTCCTATTGCCAAGTGATGATCGCGGCGGCGCCGGGAGTCTTGGGCTGCAACCACGACCCATCATAAATCCAAAGCTGGTGATTGGTCGTGTCATAGTAGAAAGCCACGCGGCCGGTGAACGCAGTCGGCGTTCCAGTAGGCTGCCCGGCTCCGGTCACCATATAAAGGAACCCGTCCGTGGCATTGGTAGCAATCGCTGCGCTACCGAGAACTACGCTGGGTTTCTGCCCGTTCACGGCTCCGGCAATAGTGACAGCCGCCGCAAGCGTATGCGCTCCGGTCCCTGTCGTCGCCCCGACAATGCCGTTGATGATGATGTTGGCAGGCGTGCCGTTGCCGGTACCGATGCTGGGGTTGATCGTCGCATTGGCGCCGCCGACATTGGTGTCTGTGCCTGCGCGCGAGCCCTGGAAGCCTATAGTCTGCGCGACTGGGGAAGAGGCGTCAGCAGCGCCATGTTGGAATGAAGCTGCGGCGCGGCGAGTAACCGATACATCCTGTGTAAGGGACGGATCGCCGGTTGAACTCCATCCAAAAACCAGAGTGCTAGCTAAAGAATGCTGTGGTGGTGATGTAGCCTTAATTAACTCCCATGCTGTACCTACAGTAGTAGAAGCATTTCCAAGTAAAATTCCATTGCCACCACTTACCCCCCTTAGTGAAGTGTATCCAGAGATAGAGAGGAGATTTGCTGTTGACCCATCCGTACTTAAACCAGCGGTAGAACTAAATATAGCCAATCCCGTACTGTTGATCGTCAGCGCCGTCACCAGCGCATTGACCGCCGTGCCGGTGCTGCCAGCAGGCGCGGTCTGGAAGATCAGGCTCCCGCCAACCCCGGTGCCCTTGCCCTGGCTCCCCGCAATCGTGAAGTTCGCCCCGGCCACATTCGCCGTCCCGCCCGCCAGCGCGCCCTGCACGCCGAGGGTCTGGGCTACGGGGGCGGTGTCTACGTCGGCGGCGCCGAGATGGAGGGTGGCAGCGGCCTTCCGTGTGAAGATAAGATCGGTAGACCAGAGCAACTGACTTGCACTGGCTATCGTCACATTGCCGGTGAACGTACTCGTCCCCGTGACCCCCAGCGCATCGCTTCCGATCGTCGCGCCACCGAGGGCAAGGCTGGTGCCGGTAGCGACGCCGAGCACCGGAGTGGTCAGACTCGGCGAGGTCGAGAACACCAGATTGGTGCTGGTCGTCCCGGTGGCTCCAGCCGCCGTATAGCCGGTGATATTGTTGAATGCCGTAATCGAGGCGCTATTGGCGTTCGTACCGCCGTTGGCAACAGGCAGGATGCCTGTGACGCCAGTGTTAAGCGGCAGGCCGGTGATCCCCGAGCCCGAGCCCGAGAACGACGATCCAGAGATTGCTCCGGTCAGTGTCAGCGCACCGGCAGGCGTCAGCGTGAAGACCGTCGCAAGGGCGTTGACGGACGATCCTGCGCCACCAGCCGCAGCGCCCTTGATGATCAACGAGCCGCCCTGGCCCGTTCCCGTCCCTTGGGCAAGGTTGACCGTAAAGTTCGGCCCTGCGGTATTGGCTGTCCCCGCAATGACATTCTGGACGCCGAGGATTTGCCCTACAGGCGCGGCAGCATCCGGCGCACCCAACCGAAGCGATGCAACGCCGAACCGCTCCAGAAAGGTGTCCCGCGCCCCCGTGCCTGGCCCGAACGCAATCGAGGGAATGTCGGTCGCATTGAGCCCAACGCGAACGCGAGGGAACGTATCCCCCGTAATCTGCGCGTACCAGCCGGGCGATGTAGTGGTGAGGCCCTGAACCGTCTGCTGATTCGCAAACGTGTTGGACTGGAGAAGGATCGTCGCGCTGATCTGCGCGGAGGTCAGTCGTGCATCCAGATTGCTCTGGACGCCATAGACCAATTCGGCCCCGGTTAGCGGAAGCGTACCTGCGGGGTTAAGTGCGGAGAGAAGGCTATCGGCCATTGATCAGCGTTCCTCACGCTAGGTCGAGGCCGCCTGCACTCGATAATTGGTTGAGACCGAGATGAGCTCGGGCGCGGAGTTCGCCGCAATCCGGATCGCATTCGTCGAAGTCAGCGACACGCCCGTCGATGTCGAAATGACGTTGAGATACATCCCGGCGTCCGCACTGACGCGAATGTACTTCGCGCCCGCGCTTGGGAAGCCAGCCGTGCTGGCCGAGGTCAACGAGTAGGCCGCAAGCGGGGGGCTCAGCAGCGGCTGCCGGTAGATGCTGTTAACCCCATGCTCTGTCACGTACATCGTCATGGCCTAAGCCTCTGCGTGCGCGCCATTGAGCCGCTTACCCCGGCGCTTGCCTGGGATCACAACGACGTCGGATGCCTGTTTGCTGGCAGTTAGAGCCGCGCCCGATGCCATTGCAGCTGCGGGCTGGCTTACACCAGCGAAAATCGGTTCTCCCGTCAGCGGCGATGGAACTAGGGGGGCGGACTGCGCCTCCGCCCCCCCTGCCCCGCCCCCGGCGTATCTCGCTGCCGCGTCGGCGGAAACAGCAGCGAGGTCCCCCAGGTTGAGAGGAAGATCGGCGCCGTCCGTCCACGTGCGCTCGAAATACTTCAACTGCTCCAGCGCACCGTCGAAGAAGGCGATCTGGAGACGGAGATTTTCAAACTGCGCGCCAAGTTGAGCGCGAGTCGTTGAGGCGATGTGCTTCACCGCATTGATCCGGCGACCGAACGGCGTGCCCTCGTTGTAGCCATAGAGCGGGGTCGGGGTGGCGATGCTCGATTCCTTCGGGATCGTGATGTTGATCCCGGCTTCCCTGGCGAATTCGATGAAGCGCTTACATCCGGCCTTTTGGGCAGTGTAGTGCTCCTGATCGGCCGCCATATCGATGCCCCAGAGGCCGATCGTGTCCCCTGGGTTCATGCGGCTGATCGCCAGCGCCATCATCCAAGCGACGGACGATGTGAACCAATCATGGCCGAACCGGGCAATCATCTCATCTCGGGGGAACGGGATCGCCTTGGGAACGAGAGGATTAAATTCCTGCATGACGACCTGGAAGGTGCCGGCATCGGACTTCTCACGCAGCCATTTGTAGAAGGGCTCGGACATCCCCTTGTTCTCGGGCGCGTTCATCTCGTCGAGAGCGTGGAGTTCGAACCAGATGTTCACACGGGGGAGGACGTTGACGTTTCCCCCGGAGCAGCCCCAGATTTCCCAGGACGGATCGCTGTAAGGGGCGAGGTCTCGTGAAGCGGGCGCAGTACCAACGAGAGCGATCTTCATTTGCGCAGAATTCCCTTGAGGCTAGGTGGTGGTGGAGAGAGTGATCCCCGCCAGCGGAGCCACGCCGATCGTGCTTGGCGGATAGACGGACTTGATCCCCCATTTCACCGAGGACAGACCGATCAAAGTGATCGTCATGGCATAGGTGGATTTGATGACGGTGTTCGTGGATGGATCGAACGAAGCGACGGAGGACGCCTTGATAAAGACGCCCGACGAGACGCTGATGATGTCCATCACGAATTCAGCGCCGGGTGCCGGGGGCGATCCCATCTGCCAGATCGAAATGACGCTGGACGATGCGATTGTGGCAAAGGCAGACTGACCGCTGATCGTCTGCGTGCCGGCCGTCGTATAGGCAATGACCGAACCCTGCCCGAACTGCTGGACGCCCTGCGCCCACATCTCGGAAAAGGCGACCTTGCCTTTGCTGCGCTGAGTGAAGCCCGACGGACCTGCGGCCATGTGGTGCCCCTATCTAGTTCGGTGCAGGGAAGGCCAACGCTTCGGCATCTTCCCGTGTCAGCGGTTCGCTGTTGAGCTTTCGACCTTCGATCACGTCATAGAGGCGGCTGCCGACGCCGGGAGCCCGAACGACATGGCGTTCTCCTGGCTCGGCGATCTCGTTCGGATTCGCGGCATAGATTTCGATCTTGCCGTGATCGATCAGCGAGTTCCGGTTGGCGATGCGGATGGCGAGAACTTCTGCCCGCGTCAGCATGTCCCCGGTCTTCATCACTCGCTCGCCGAGTGTGAAGGTCCGCCTTACGATGCCGCCGCCAATGGCGCTCTCGCTGATCATATGCCGCCGCTCCGGTTAGATGCCGCTGCTAGTTCTGGGTGATGCCCGAGTAGTAGAACCCGAGATCGGTCCCGACGGCCTGCATGTCGAAGGCCATGTCGCCCTCGTTGCGGATCGTGCCCATGCCAAGCCAGTTCATCGGAATCTGCGACATGCGGACGCCGAGGCTGTTCATGCCGGTGAAGCCCTGCCAAGCGAAAGTGTACCCGGCGGTCGGAACCATCAGGCCAGGCGCAGGCGCGGCGTAGCAGAGCAAGGCGTTCTTACCCGCGACGAAGGACATCGAGGCTGCGACGTTGCCGCCAGCGCTGTTGTAGACCGCCTTCGACACGACGACACGGTCGACACCGAACGCCTGCCCGAGCAGGGCCTCGTTCACAGTCCCGGTAAAGGTCGGGGTAGTGTACTTGATCCGATCGATCACCAGCGGATGCTTGCGAAGCGCCTGGAAGACGTTCCACGAGATCAGAAGCACATTCGGCAGATAGCCGGTGTTCTGAAGAATCGTGGTCTGGCCGTAATAGATGTCGGTGAACGGGTCCGAGTTGGCGTCGTCGTCCCAATAGACCGGCGACGTGGTGCCGGGGACGCCGCCCGCATTGGCTGCGGTGCCGGTGGCATCCGTTCCCCAGACGCCAGTCGCCATGTACTTCGTCATGAAGATGCGGTCGCGCCGGATCAGGAGCTTCTGCATCAAATGCGTGGTGGAGACGACGTCGAGGTCGACGGCCGGATCGGCATTGGCGCGAACCTGGGGACCGATGTCCTGATGGAGCGCCCAGACTGCGGCCGAGTAGGTGGCGGTAGTCAGGTTGACGCCAGTGCCGGCGGACTCGACCGCATCAGCGCGGAGCTGCGCCTCATCGCGGAAGAAGTCGGCCTTCGACCAGACGAAGTATTTGTCCGTCTGATGCTGGACAGGCACCATCGGGAAAACCTTGTCGGCGACGTAGTTCGCCTGATCCTGCACATAGGCGGTGGCGATCTGGGTGAGCGCTGCCGCAATGTGGACGTCTGATACGACGGGCATAGGCATGGGTTAAGGCCCTTTGTGTTTCAAAACCATGCCCCGCCGGGCCGTTGTTCAGATCGAACTAGGCGACGGAACCGCCGCCCTGGCCGAAGCCATAGATTGCGACGGAGAACATCTGGCCGACCGCTGTCGGGACCACCGCGCCAACCTGCTTGCCGAAACGAATCTGCCCAGCAGCCGACGTGTAGGGCGTCATGGCCCCAGAAGAGTCGGGCATCACTTCGCCGCCTGCGGTGATGGTCGTGGTCCCAGCGATGGCGTTGCTGATGCCCAGAAAACCGATGTCACAGACCTCGCCGACGCCCGGCTTGTTCTGGAGGATGCCGTAGCCCGAGACCGTGGACGAGGTCGTCAGGTAGGCGACGCCTGCGTTAACGGTTGAGAGACGCACCGCAAGGAACTGACCAGACCCGTTGACGCCCACATGGGTCGTTCCCGAGAGCGTCGAGTTCCGAAGGTCGGCGGTCGATACGGCGGTCCAACCGTCGTGGAGGAGAGGGGATTCCATATTGGCGATCCTCGGTTTGAACTAAGGGTTGGACTAGGCGACGATCGACAGGCGCTTGCGCGACTCGACCTTTTCCCGGTCGGCCAGTTCGCGGTTCGCCGGGTCCTGGTAGACCTTGGCGAACGCCTGGGCCTGGGTAAGCCCCTTGCCAGATTCCGTCTTGCGAAGTTCTTCGGCCTTGGCGGTCAGCGCGGCGTAGGCGGTGCCGGACTGGCCGTCATTGCCCTGGCTGGTGCCGAATTCCTTGAAGACGCCTGCCGTCTCAAGCGCGGCATCGGCCGCCTTCTTGATCGAGGCAAAGCGGGCTTCAAGCTGCAACTGCGAGGCGGCATCGCCGGAGTAGGCTTTCCGCATGATCTCGCCGTCGCCAGCGGCAGTGAGGCCGGCATCGGCAGCGCGCTTGACGAAGGAAGTCTGCGCCTCCTTCAGGTCGGCGGCATCGAGGCGCTTCTTGAGATCGGCAATCTGCGTGTCGCGCTTGGCGATCTCGTCGGAGACGGCGACCACATCGCGCTTGGTGGCAGGCTCGCCCTTCTTGACGTGCGGATTGTCGGCCATGAAGGCGTCGCGCTTCTCGGCGTCCATCTCGGTGAACGCCTTTTTCTGATCCTCGGAGCAGCCGGCCATGAAAGCCTTCTGCGCATCGGTCATCTTGAGGACGGCGATCTCCGCATCCCGCTTGGCGAGTTCGGCGGCATTGGCCGTGGTGATCGGCTTGAGGGCATCGGCAATCGCCTTGGCGACGATCTCGGCGACCGACTTCTCGGTCTCGGCGGTCAGCGGCATGGTGAGTTCTCCAGGGGATTGCTGTGCATCGCGCTTCATCAGAAGGATTTTCACACCGCGCCCGGCGCCACGATCGACGCTGGAGACCTCGCTGATGGATATGTCCTTGAGCAGTCGCGGCATGTTTGCTGCGTTTTCTCGACTTCCGACGAAGCGAGGAAATACCACCCGAGCCCGAGATGTGATATTTCGCCTATACAGCGTGTGAGTATTTAGGCGGGGGTTTTCATATATGGCAGCAAGCACTTGGGGCTTTGCTGAACTGCGCGTCCTCGGGGTGATGCGCAAAGGCCGAAGACTTCATGGATGGGCGATCGCCACCGAAACGAAGCTTCAACCGGGCACGGTCTAT